ATAAAGGGCGTATTGTGGACGGGTTTTCTGGCGGTGATGTTGTTATACTGTTCCCGTGCAACCTGTTGCGCAAGCCCGGCCATCCAGCCGGGCATTTTCTATATCTGGAGGGGTGTGCATTGTGTTCGGCCTGCTCAAGGTACAGCGGGGAAATTGCCGCCCCTGGTTCAGTGTTGTCAATCTGGCGTGGACGACCGTGCCGCCTGATGCGGAGATCCTATGCCGGGATGAGAACTATGTCATTCTCAAGGTGACGAAGGAATGGTGTATCTCAGAAACGCGAGCCGGCAGAGAGGTGACTCATGACTCATTTGATTAGCCTCGGCATCAACTTCGCCGCCCTCTCCGAAGGGGCCTGCCTTACCCTGCATCCATACCTTGAGTCCTACGAGGTGGAGCTTGTGTTAGAGCCGAAGAGCGCAGAGCCGGTCATCATCTACCTCGACGCAGAGGGGTAGTAAAGTCAACGGGTCCTGTCAGGCGTTTTTTCGCAGGGGTCGGCAAAGCCGCGGCGTTCACCTGCATTTAAGTTCATAAAACCAAGGGTAATATTCCCATAATTTAGGAGGTGTCAATGGTGGAAGATGAACGGTGGTTTATTTCCACCGGAGACATGGCAACATTGTTTGGCGTGACCCGCAAGACTATTTCCTTGTGGGAGTCAAATGGATGTCCGAAACGCGGGCGTGGAAAATGGTTCCTCCCGGATGTTCTGAAGTGGTTCTTGGCGTCCCGTGATAATTCTCAGAACGATACGCCGGATGAAGCAGACATGAAATCTCGCAAGCTCAAGGCCGACACGGAATACCGCGAGGAACGCGCACGCCGCGAGCGCATCCTGAGAGAAGCACTTGAGGAGTTGTACTTTCTGCGGAGCGACGTGGAAAAGGCGTGGGCTGACAGGGTGCTTGAAACAAAAAGCGCCTTCCTGCTCCTTGAGAAAACCCTTCCCATGGAGCTGGCTGGCAAGGATGAAAATGAGATGGAATCAATCATAGCCTCACGGGTGAGGGAGGTGTTAGCCGATCATGCCAGAGGCGGCAAGTACACGCCCAATACCCAGACGGCTCCCGCAGGAAATAATAGCCTGGCTCCCGCCGGAAAAACTACTCGTAAGCCAGTGGGCCGACCGGAATCGAATACTCGACCTAAAAACAAGCGCAATGCCAGGCAGGTGGAGGACTGATACAGTCCCGTACCTGCGCACCATTATGGACGCGTTCAATGAGCCTGGCATCGAGACCATCACCCTCTGCACAGCATCACAGGTGGGCAAGAGCGAGGCGCTGAACAACTGTCTGGGATACGCCATAGCGCAAGACCCTGGAAGCTCTCTCGTGGTCTACCCCACCCTTGACCTCGCGGAATACACGAGTAAAAATAGAATCATGCCTATGGTGGATTCCTCGCAGGTGCTGAGAGACCGGCTGGACGCAGCACACTCAGAAAAACTGCAGTTGCAGTTTACCGGGGCTTACGTGTGCCTGTCGGGCGCTAACAGCCCTGCATCCCTGGCGTCGCGTCCTATCCGCTACCTGTTTTTGGATGAGATCGACAAATACCCTCAGTTCAGCGGTGACGAGGCCGACCCAATCAGCCTTGCCCGCGAGCGTACAAAGACCTTCCGCAACCGCAAGATAATTCAAGCCAGCACCCCCACCACGGAGCGTGGGCGCGTATGGCGGGAGTACGAAAGCGCTGACGTGAGGATGGCCTATTACGTTCCATGCCCGCACTGCGGATATATGCAACGGCTTGTTTTGGCGCAGGTCAAATGGCCGGAGGAGGTAAGAGCCTCGAAGCGCGAGGCGCACGGTGACCCGCAGAAATTACGGGACGCTGCGCAGATGGCGCTGAATACGGCGTGGTACGAATGCTCGGCTTGCAAGGGTGTCATTGACGACGTGGATAAACTAGACGCCTTGCGAGCCGGAGAGTGGAGGCCGGACAGGGAGACGGCGACGGCGACGCCTCCCCGTCATGTCGCATTCCACCTGTCCAGTCTCTATTCGCCATTTGTCAGTTTTGGACAGGTGGCGGCAGAGTTTATAGAGTCGGAGGAGTTCCCGGAGCGGTTGAGGAATTTCGTTAACTCCTGGCTCGGCGAGCCGTGGAGAGATTCTCGAGTTACAGTCAAAACCCATGGGCTTCTGGAGCAGACCGGGGACTATTCCATGGACGAGGTTCCTGGCGAGGCGCATTTCCTCACGGCAGCCGTCGACGTCCAGTTAGACCATTTCTGGTGGGAGGTCGTTGCGTGGGGGGTTGGTGCATCGTCGTGGATTGTTGATTTTGGCAGGGCTGAGTCGTGGAAGGAACTGGAGGAAATCATCGTAAATCGCCAGTACCGGACGCTTGCAGGCGAATACAAAATCATACGCCTGGCGGCAGTCGACGCCGGCTACCGCACGGATGAGGTATATGAATTTGTCACAAGGTTCGGCGACGTGTGCAGGCCGGTAAAAGGCGCGTCGAAAACTCTGGGGGGTAGATTTTATTCGGTAAGTTCTCTCGACAAAGAGGGCTGGAACGGGCTGAAATTATACCTTGTAGATACGGACTACTGGAAGGATTACGTATTCGGGCGTTTACACAAAGAACCCGGCACGCCTGGAGCCATGCATATCCCGAAAGACTGCCATACCTACTGGGCCGACCACATGACGGCAGAAAGGAAAGTCATCGAGCGCGACCGCAAAACCGGGCGCGAGACCGAGACTTGGGTAAAAATCTCACAGCACGCGCCGAACCACTTGTTAGACTGCACCGTCTACAATGCCGTGATGGCCGAGTTGTGCGGTGTGAGATACCTGACGGACGTACCCGTGCAGGAGCAGAGGCAGGAGAAACCCACCTCACGACCTACCGGATCGTGGATGGGGAACCGCACCGGATGGCTGAGACGATGATATACCCGTCGCCGGGCAAATCGCTACCTTGACGCCGGGTGCTGGCCCGTCTCCCCAGAGGCGGGCATTATATTTACAAGGAGTTTTGTGACTCGTAGTTTGTAAAATACAAGTCACAAAGTGTGACCTCAAAAACAATAGCCGCTTCCTTCATGGAGGCGGCTTTTTTATTGACTCCAGAAAGGAGGTGAAGGCCATTTGACGTTACGTGAAGAGCTCCAGCAGTGCGAGGAGTGCTTGCAGTCGATTTTGAGCGGAGCGCAGGAATACCGGATCGGCGGGAGGCTGGTGCAGCGGCCGCCGCTGGACGTCCTGCTCAAGCGCATCGACTACCTGCGCGGCCAGATTGCGTCCGAGAGCTACGGCACGACGGCTTACGCGACATGGCCGGGGCGATGAGGTGGTGGGAGACCGTCAAAAAGTGGTGGCGGCGCAATTACGACGCGGCGAAAAATGACCGGCTCGGCGGTAACTGGCAGCCCGTTGGAAAGCTCTCAGCCGAGGACACGGACCGGCCATACCGCATTACCCTCCTCTACCGGGCGCGCGACCTTGAGCGAAACAATGACATCGTTGAGAGTGCCATCGGCGGTATCATCCGCAATTCCATCGGCGCAAACGGAATCATACCGCAGGCGCACGTTAACAAGGCGAGCGGTGCGCCCAACGAGAGGATGAATGACGCCATCGAGGAATTATGGCGGGAGTGGAGCAGACCGGAGCACTGTGACGCGTCAGGAGCGCAGTCATTCGCTGAGTTGCAGTCCATGATTTTGCGCCGGAGGATCGTGGACGGTGAAATATTCGTCCGCAAAATCTATCGCCGCGGAGAGAAATTCCCGCTAAAACTCCAGGTATTCGAGCCGGACCAGCTCGATACCATGCGGCAGGGGCCGCGCATCCATGAGGGGATAGAGGTGGATGAGTACCTGCGCCCCGTTGCGTATTATTTCCTGCCTGATGTTTTCGAGTCTAGCGGGATGACGGGCAAATCCATCCGTGTGCCGGCGTCCGAAGTGATTCATTTATTCAACAAGAAGCGCCCGTCTCAAATTCACGGACTCTCCGAACTTGCCATCGTTATGAACCGCATCCGCGACACGGGGGAGTTCATCGACGCTGAACTGGTGGCGGCACGAATCGCCGCCTGTTTTGCGTTGTTTGTGACGAAGTCGAATCCATCGGGATTTATGGGGACGGGGCGGTCTAATTTCGAGACCGACGCGCGCGGCAACCCCCTCAAGACCATTGAGCCCGGCATGATTGAGATTCTGGCGCCGGGGGAGTCGGTCATCGAGGCGAAGCCCAACCACCCTAACACCGGAGCGGGGGAGTTTGTCAGCCTCCAGCAGCGACTCGCGGCGGCGGGTCTGGGCCAGTCCTACGAGATGCTGAGCCGCGACCTATCCAAAGTTTCATACAGCTCAGTCAGGCAGGGACATCTTGAGGACAGAAAAGCTTTCGAGATGTTCCAGCGATATCTGGTCACTCATCTCTGCGTCCCGGTCTGGGAGGCGTTTTTGACGTCCGCCGTTCTGGCGGGGCTGGTCAAAATACCGGACTTCGAGCGGAACAAAAGCCGCTATATCGGCGCACGGTGGATTACTCCCGGATGGCAGTGGGTTGACCCGTTGAAGGAGGTCAATGCCAGCACTCAAGCACTATTAATCGGAGCCTCCACCCTGGAGGAAATTTGCGGGCAAAAGGGGTTGGACTGGCAGGAAGTGCTGAAACAGAGGGCGCGGGAGTTGGAGTATGCCGC